ATAATCGTTCCGCTATAAATTTAGATGAACCATACACGTTAACGGGTTTGCATGCTTTATCAGTTGATACTAAAATACATTTTTTAATATCATTTTCCAAAGCTGCTCTAGCAACGTTATCAGAACCATTAATATTAGTTTTTATACATTCATCAGGGTGGAACTCCATATCATCAATTCGTTTTAGTGCCGCTGTGTGAATGATATAGTCGGGTTGGGTTATTTTTAATGAAGTATTTAACTTATCATAGTCTCTAATATCACCAATAATACGAGTAATATTAGTCCCACCAAAAATTAGGGCTTGTTTACCCTCATCTCTAGAGTAAACTATAATTTCAGCTCCATGTGATTGGAGTCTTTTAATTAAAGCTTTTCCTAAAGAACCTGTTCCCCCTGTAATAAAGAATTTTTTATTTTTGTAACTCATTTATAATACGTTTTGAAGCGTTTCCATCGTTATAATCATCAAATAATTTAAGTAATCCTTTTGGATTTTCCAAATTATCCCAAACTTTATTATTTGATTTTTTTATTTCGTTTTTATATTCATTTGAAAGTAAATCACGCAATTGGGATTCTTTAGTAAAACTAAAACTACGCATCCACATCTCTTTGTTATTTTCTAATCCAGGGCCCCCTTCTTGAAATACTCCTGAGAAGTCTAAATATTTTTGGGGGATATTTAATTCTAAACTAACATCTTGGAATTCACTATTAGTAAGTAAAGTTGCATGGGTAATAGAAGACATACATCCTACATGTTTGCTACAAATTTCAAACATCCCCCAAATATGATTTTCTTCTGTAATAGGGATACAATTATCTAAAAAGAATTTTGGATAATAATCATTTTTAAATTTTGGGTCAAATGGCTCTCCAGGGTATGGTTTATAAAAATATTGATGTTGGGGGTTAGATGTTATTATATTATGAAATATTTTATTAATGTTGCTTCTATGTTGGTTAACTAAACTAAACAATAATACTTGTTTTTTATTAGGGTCAACATTATATAGATTTTTTAATTGGGTTAAAATATTTGGATCTTGTTTAAGGTTTAAATCATATTTAGGATTACCAACTACTACCATATTTCCTGTAAATCCTGCCAATTGTTGTTGGTGTTTTGCTTGGGAAGAATGAACAAAAAAGATATCAATTAAATCTATAAATCTATTTTTAGAATAAGTTTCTAATCTAGTTTCAGCATTGTTTAAAATATGGGAATTAGGTTCTACTAACCCTATTTTAGAATTAAATTTCAATTTAAATTCTTTAATGATATCTAATTCGGGATTCCATCTTTCTCTGTTTACTAGTAACCAATCAGGTTTAAAGGGTAAATCTACTCCTAAAGTTTCACTTCTAACTACAGATTTTCTTTCTACATTACATAATATTTGAAATTCTCCTTGTTGGTATACTGGATGTTTTAGTTGCGTAGATTGGGTTACCATCGCAAATAATTTAATACCTAAAGAATTAGCTTCTTGTATAATACTATTTAAAGAACTTAATGCTTTAGCATCTGATGCAAATACTACTACATTCATAATAAATCTCTTACAGCTTTAGTAAACGTTGTATCCTCGTTTTTGATTTTCTCTTCTGTCATTTCATCTAAGTACTTTTTACCACTTGATTCCCATAAATGGTGAGAATAAGCATTTGGAAAATGGTAATCTTTTTCAAATAAAACTTCAACATGTTCTTGATGGTATAGAGGCCAAAAGAATGCTTCATGGTCTGCTAATGTAATGTGTTCTTGCATTGTATTAGATAGGTAGGCAGGTAAGTTAACAGAATGAGTACACCAAGTAGGTGAACCCGGGGGTCCTCCCCCAAATGTATCTTTAAATCCTGCTAACCAAGTTTTAGCAAATATAGAATTTTTTTCACTTAACATTGTTGCAGGGCATAATCCTTCACTTCCACCAACACCTTGTTGCCCCATTACAAAACTATTATCTAATAGATCTGTAAATGGTTTCATTACAATTACATCCGTATCAGCATATATTCCCCCATATTCAATTAATATTTGTAAACGTATTACATCAGATTTATGAGCGGGTTGAGTAATTGGTTTACCAAATATTTCTGTTGGTGGTTTTACTTTTTGCACTTCAACTATTTTTTTAGTTTTATCCCAATATTCACCCTCAGGTTCTTCATCAACCCATATAATTACTTTTTCAGCACCTGATCTAATAACTGCTGATTTTACTGATAGATGATGGTGTAATTTCCAAGGGCGTTCTTTAATATAAACAAAATGGAATATATTTGGAATCATAATGTATCGTAATATGAGTTTTGTTTTTCTTGTCTTTTAATATCTTTTGGGTGATATAAAGCTAGCTCTTCTTGGGGGGGTAAAGCAGAAAATGTTTTATGTCCCTCTAAAACTTCATGGACTTTATTTCTCCATTTAATCTTTGGTATATTCTTCCAAATTCTCATTTGATAATCAGGCCAGTTAACCCAACCTTTATCATCTACTCTCCATCTCCATTTATCAATATGTTCTTGAGTTAAGCCTTCTACAGTATTTACTCTAGGTACATAATATACTTCATTGTCCGGATTAGATTCTAATATTGAAGGAAGATTTTCTATAAGACTGTTATGTGGGAGTTCGTCAGCATCTATCTGAAATATATAATCCCCGCTACAATATTCTGTTAGTTTATTTTTCCAATCAGCAAAATGGCCTTCAAAAAACCCTCTCCATACCTGAAAGTTAGGAAGTTTGTTTAGTTTTATAAGCATATTAATAACTGCTTCATCACCATTTTTTTGGTCATAAAGAACAACAATTTCATCTTGTTGACGTTTGTTAGCAAGTAAGAAATCAACTAACCGTTTAACTTCTAATTTTTCATTACAAACCGTTATTGCATAAGTAATTTTCATTTTATTCTGGTAATACACCAATATGGCTCAAAGCTCCAATAAAATCTCTTTCTGGGAAATGTTTAGCTGTAGACATATCTGTTTTAAATCCTTTTTCTTTATCTGGGATAGATTTTACAGCTGCCCAAGCCCAATTTTCCCTGTTATTACCTTCGGCAAAAATCATTCCTTTATCTTGGATATTAACAGTAGTAGGCATCCATACCTTCCCATTTTCTTCTTCTTCATCAAGTAAAACTTTATACAATTCGGGTAAAGTTTCCATTTGTTCTTGAAGAAATTGGCTACCACTAGTCATAATAGAGTTATGTTGAAAACCACACCCCATACACATCTCAAGGGTGATTTCTTGGTTAACTTCTTGTTTGTAACATGCATCACTACCACATCTAGTACATTCTATTAGATTATCAAAATTCATTAGTCTATTTTTTCTAAGGTTGGTAATTGTAATTCTAATTGTTTTGGAAATTCAGGAACATATTTAGTAAAATAATTATCTAATATTTCTTTCATTTTTTTAAATGAAAAATTTTCTTTACAATAATATTTTTGTTTTTTACCTCCTGCTAAGTATTTTTTGTAATGTTTTACCATATCTTTCATTACCCCCCCAACAACTCCTTCTTCTGGGAAGAACCATTGGCTAGATTCTAATAACCACTTGTTAGCAGCACTTTTATCTACTTTACCTAGTTTACCAGGAAGTAAAAATGATTTATTAGGTTGAAGGAAATCAACAGGACCTGACCAACCACTTGCTATAATAGGTTTACCTGTTGCTGTAAATTCTAATAAAGGTCTACCAAATCCTTCCCCTTTAGTTAAGCTAATCATTGATTTAACTTTAGGGTGATTATATAACTGATTCATTTCTATATCTGAAAATTCCCCGCTTAAAAGATAAATATTAGGTAAGTTACCAGAAGGAACTGTGGATTTGATTTTATTTATTCTTTTTAAAATTTCTTCTCTGGAAGAATATGAGTTAGAGCCAATTGATGATTTTAAAATTAGAGCGGGTTTTTTACCTGGTTTATTTTTAAAAGTTTCCAAAAAAGCTTTTACTAAAAACCCAACATTTTTTCTATCATGTCCTAAATTTCCATTCATCCAATGCCCCACAAATAAAAAGCAAAATTCTTCTTTAATAGAGTCTAAGTTAATATCAGTTATTTTATTAGGTGAGATTTTTTTATATATATCTAGATTCATACCTTCAAATAAAACTTCAACAGGTTTTTGTAGCTTAATAATATCTACTACTTGGTTAGTTTTAGAATCTTTTTTTTCATATTGGGTAGTCTCAAATACTTTTTTAGAGTGTTGTGAAGAAACAAAGGTAACATCAAAACGATTTAACCCTTCGATCCAATCTTGGGCACATACTGTTGATTCAACCCCAGCAGTAACCCCAATGTTATACTTACCTATAGGAGTAAATTCATTTGGAATTGTTATTTGGGTCCAAATATCGGGTTGCTTAGATAATTTACCCCCAGGAACAACTAAATCATATAAATGTTTCCATTCAGGGAAATCTTCACAAAACCCCCAAGCTGTTTCCCCCCAACGTTGGGGTATTAGTTGAACCTCGTATTTATCTGTTTCTAGAACAGCTTTAATGTAATCTCTGCTTCTAGCACCATACCCTGAATAGGTATCAAATGGGCAACTTATTGCATATAACGGTTTACTCATTGTTTTAGTAAATTAATTTGTGTTTTAGTGTTCTTCCTATAAATTTAGTTGTATTAACTAATTCATACTTTTCTCTTGGTTTCCAAGTATCAAATAATTCAGTAAAGGCTTCCATAACTCTATTTGCTTGGTGTTTACAGGTAAACCCTGCTTCTTTACTTATAGCCCATTCTCTTCCTTTAAGTCCTTTAGCTTTTCTTTCTTCAGGAGTTAAATTATAGATTTCTTTTATCCTTTTAGTTGCATCCTCCCAGGCACACCTATCATCAAAAATATAAGGGGTTGGAATTGAACCTTGACAGGATCTAGATGTGGGGTAAACGGGGAAAGCCCACTCACCATGTTTTTTATAAGTACCCCGGTGATTAGAAGGAAACTCTGGGGAGAAATCAATCCATTTCCCTTTTTCATCTTCAAACCTCATTTGGTCTTGCATTCCTCCAGTAACATTAGCTATGATAGGGTTTCCTACTAGGAGAGATTCAGTTAATGTTAATCCCCACCCTTCATTTGAAGTTAATAACATTTGAGCATCAGCACAATTATATAAATAATTTAATTCTTTTTGTGGGAATTTTTTATTCGTAAAAATTACATTATTGGGATAATCTTCTTCAAATAAATAAGTTTTTACCGTTTGTAAGTCCGTACCATGTTCTGAGATTGGTTCTGTATGTAATACAAAATAACAATTCTTAGCTTCTTCTTTAGGTAAAGAATCTAAAAATGCCCTAAAAGATATTAAAGAATCAGGAATTTGTTTTCTTCTGATGTTACGAGAATTAAAAAACAAGACAAACTTAGGGTCTTTATTCTTAAATAAGTTTTTCTTAAATGTTTTAAATTCTTTATTATTTTTATCTATGGGGAAATAAATATCAGGGTCTAATCCATGAGGAACATACTTAATAATTCTATCTTTAGCTTTTTCTTCTAAAACTATTTTATTAATATTTACTGTTTGTTTTGAAATCCCCATTAACAAATCACATGCCTCATAATAAGGACGATTGTACATAGGGGCTGGGTAGTCATCCCAAATATTTAAGTAAGTTATAGGGATATTTTTTCTTATTTCATGTTCCATTGCAAATACCCAAGTAAAATAACGTGGGTCTGTAATTAACATAATAGCATCAGGAGATTCATTTTTAATAATTTCTCTTAATAATTGGGGGTTACCATACCCATCTGTAGGATATAAATGAACCTGGGCGTCATCAATATCAACATGGTTGCTAATATCTTGGGAAATATCTAGTTTTTTGCCTTTATCGGGGTGTTTAATAGCTCCTGCTATTTGAACCCAATTAAAGTGGTGTGATGTATGGAGTACAATTTCTTTAGCCACTGTGGCCACCCCAGAATGTACTCTAATATCATCACAAATTAATAATATTTTCTTCCTTTTATCTTTAGGGAGATGTTTAAAACTTTTATTCATTTAATTTACAATTTTATAATTCGAGATTAGTTTGGTTAGTGATTGCTTTACGAAATTCTTCATCTGTAAGATACAAATAAATAGCTCGATCAGCAAGTTTTTGGAAAGAAAACTTTCTTTTAACACACTCTATTTTGAAATTCTCGAATAAATCGCTTTTGATTTTTACACTAGTAAGTGTCATATCTTTTTTTGCGCTCATAATCTTTATTTTAGTAACATTAATTTTATATACATATATGAGGATTCTAGTAGATTATACCCTCCCCACAATTTTCTTTATCTTCTTTATAGGGACAAAAGTTACAATTCCATTTACTTGGGGATTTGGGATATTCTATATCTTTTATGTCTCCATTAGAATTAAAACATTCATTTATAAAATTGTTTATAGCTTTTTTAGCTCGTCCTAGTTTAATTTTACCACTTGGTGGGCTAAATTGCTGTACCCTATATGCTTGATGAGGTGACATTATTTTTTCATCATCCCAATCCATTACTTTTCTTTTAACAATAAAAAACTCAATTTCAATTTTATCTAAAGGTATCCCATACTGTTCTGAGAAATATTGTTTGTATAAAAGTAATTGATATTGTTTATCTTCATTTTTCTTATCCTGATCCCTCCATCCACGAGTACTTGTTTTAATATCGATTATTTTAAATGTCTCTGTTTCCTCATGGTACATGACAACATCCAAGAAACCCGCGTATAATATGTTGTTATGCATTTTATTTGGCGCAATTACTAATGGTATTTCGCAACCAACTAAATGCCAACCACGTTTAGAAAAGTACCTAGATCTTTTTTTCTTAAACCAATTTAAAATACCCATTCCGTCATCAAAAAATTCTCTCATTTCCTCAGCTGAAGAGAAGTGTTGGTCTTTATTTTTCTTGTATTGATTTCGATATTCACCTATAAATTTTTCTTGGAAAAATTCTTCCATATCAATTTCCCTATCTGCTACAGCAAAGGATTTATCATATGCCACATCTAAATAATGTTGCAATACTTCATGTATAGCACTCCCGAAAACTGTGTGGATTGAAGATGTAAATCTTTTTATCTTATCTTTATATTGTAGTTTCCAACGATGAGGACAACCCCTAAAAATTGACATCTGAGAATATGAGATGTTTTTTTGGTAAGCATAATTCACTGGAGATGGTGGATTATTACGGATTTCCTTTACTATTTTTGGTATTTTTTTAGCCAAACTATTTTTTCCAACGGTTTCTTCCAACTAGCATTCCTATTACTCCATAATTAGCAATATCAATGAATGTATCTTCCATACCCTCATCTTTAACATATTGTTTCCCACTTACCACTAGATTTCTTAAACGGTTAATTTTATCAGTTAATCTAATAGCCAACCCAGTTAATGAGAATTTTTTGTCATCGTTATTATTAACGATATCTCCACCTAATGTAACATTATTTAAACCATAGTCCATCATCTTTCTAGCAAATAACTCGTATTGTTCTTTTTGGATTTTTTTAAATTCCTTAGATAATTCAGGGTATTCTTTTTCGAATACTTGTACACCTAATTTTGCTGAAGTACCTCTTTTGGCATTCATAATTTCTCTATCACTCATTATTTCGTGGTATTTAGTTATTGAATCACCCATTGATTTGTTCTTGAGGTTCATTAAAATATCTTATTAAGGTTGATAATCTATCATCGGCATCAACTAGATTTATAAGTGCTTCTTCAGCATTTTTATAAAAATCTTCTGTCGAATGATCTCCAATACCAACTGCCTTATTGCCCAGTAATTCAAGTGACAATAATGCTTTAGCTTTATCTGCTTCAGCAGATGTTTTTAACATAGTATATAATTCTTTTGTCATTTTAATAAGAACTTTATTTCTTTTTTATCTAATCCTCTATTCATTAATATACGACTAATTTCTGTAGTATCCAAAATCTTTAAGTAATCTTTTACTTCTCTAGTGGATACTTTAAAGTAATCTTTTAATTGGGTAACTAAGTCTTTATTTGGTTCTTTAGTTTTTGATTTAATATATTTATTCCATTTGTTGTTTTTAGGGATAAATTCTTTATAAATTTGGTATATTGCTCTTTTTTCTTGAGGGGGGTATTCTTGAACATAATTTACTATCTCTAAATAATCTGGATTCATACTAATAAATCTGTGTATCATATAACTATTCCAAACCTCCCAATCTTTATCTGTAAAAGATTCAACTGGGGGTTTGGTGTTATTAATTACTTTTAACCAATCAAAGATGCTTCTCATCTACATTAACTCATCTTTAAGTTCTTCTCTTAAATCTTTGGGTACTGAATCTGTTAAGATTTTTTGGCTGGTTGGGTCATAAAATACAGGGATTGGCATTAATGCATCTTCACTTGTACCTGTTACAAATTTAGATACTTTACGCAAAATTACTCCTTGTTGGAAAATTGCACCACCATTAAAATTTTTAACTTCTGTAGTGTTTTTTAAATCAATTTGGGGTTGTTGAACTTGTTGTTCCATAGTCTATTTTAGTTTATTTAATACTTCGTTTATTACTTCTATTTTATTTCCCATATCTTGGGATAATAATTCTTTATTTTTAAATGAGGCAAATGTTGGTAAATTAGATACTTCGGCAAACGCCCTACTTTTGGGATATGCTTCAGCATTAACATATACAAATGAAATATTTTCATTTTGTGATGCTAATTTTTTAAATTTAGGTTTTGTAATTCTACAATTACCACACCAAGGTGCACCATACATCACCATTACATTTTCGTTTTCATTTAGAATTTGTTCTAAATTATCTTCGTTTAGTTCTAACATTATTTATTATTTATTAAGTTTTGAATTAGCGACATAGTATTTATCTCCTTGTCAATACGGAAATTAGCTTTGTATTGATGTTCATTTATTAAAATAGCTGCTGTACCTTCTTTACCTGGTAAATATTCAGATGATCTTTCATATAATGATCTAAATAACTCATCAAAGTCATCTACATTTGCATCTGCAATTGTTTGTCTAATAGTTTTAAAATCTGCCTTACTTTTTAATTCAGTAATAACTTTGTCTATATAATTAGATGATACTAATACTGATTGGTCTAATTTTAATATATTATCTTGTGTAGATAACTGTATTGTATTAATACATTTACGTAAATCAGGGTAATATTGGTTAACCAGTGGTACTAAATCATTTATACCATGTGAAATTGATTCTTCATTACAAATCCAATGTAAATGTTTAGCAACATCCTTTTTAGTTGGAGGTATAATTTTAAGTACTTGACATCTAGATTGTAGAGGATCAATAATACGCTCTACAAAATTACAAGTCATAATAAAACGTGTCGTACGAGAGAAAGTTTCGATGATGTTACGAAGTGAAGCTTGTGCCTGTATAGTAAGAAAATCAGCTTCATCCAAAATGACCACTTTAAGTGGTTTAAATGAAGCTACACTAGCAAAACTAGATACTTTATCTCTAATAGTTTCAATACCACGTTCATCTGAAGCGTTAATGAGGAGAGAATCACAATCTAAGTTATGTACTATTAATTTAGCCAGAGTAGATTTTCCAGTTCCTGCCCCACCATATAAAAGCATATTAACAATATCATTTTGGTCGAGAAACTGTTGTATTGTCTTTTTAAGGTTTTCGTTACCAACAAACTTATCTAAAGTTAAGGGTCTATATTTTTCGTTTAATAAACTATTCTCCCGGGTCTGAGTACTCGCCATATAGACTATATGTTTTAATTGGTTCTGGGTGGATTTCTACTTCTTCACTACTAATAGCATATAACTTACTTTCTAGTGGTTCTAGTCTATAATGACCTTTAAATCCAGTTTTATGCATGTATGCTTCTAGGGTATCAACAATACTCCCATAAATTTTACCATCTGGTTCGTTTGCTATTAGTCTCCAACGATCAGAAGGTGGAACACGTCTTGCTATTAGAATATTTTCTTCTACTATTTTTTTATTAGTTTCTTCCATTGTTTATTATGGCCTTTTTTATGTTTATCTAAATATACAAAATCTTTATCGTAACTCCAAACAAACCCATAAGCTGTTTTTTGTATACTTCTACAACAGGCATCGATGTTATTACCTAATTTACTCCAATGTTCATTAGGTTTATTTCTAATTATTCTTTCAGCTTCAGTACAACTCGACCATTCTTTAATAAATTCTCCTTGAATATTAAATTGGTACACTTTTTTTGAATTAGCTTTACCTATTTTATTCTTATGTAGTTCATTTATAGGTTTACCTTTAACTTTACTAATATATAATTTTCTTGCAGTTTCATATTGTCTAGCACTAACTTTATAGGGTTCTAACTTTTTATATCTTTTTTTCCCAATAGCCATTAACCAAAAAGCCCATACTAATTTTTTACTCTCAGGATAAATTTCACATAATAACCTATGACATAAAAAATGTTCTTTTGCTGTAAGATGAGTTAAATTTTCATGTTTATTATTACCCCCAATACATTTAGGGATAATATGATGTTTTTCAGTATAACCCTCTATTTTACGCTTTTGTCCTCTTTCACAAATTAAATTGTAAACTTTTGTATAATCCATAATCAAAATATTTTATTCGATTATACATATTACCCGGAGACTAAAAATTAACCTCCGGGTGATATTTGTTTACTTATTTGGACTCAGCCACAGATGCTTTTTTATAATCTGTAATTACACGTTTGATAGCTTGTGCTGCTTTTCTAGCTCGTGCTTGACTTGCTTTAGTAGTTCCATTATTTTCTGCTGCTAAGATATTAAAGTTTTCTTCAATAATCTCAAAGATTTCTTGTTTTGTCATTTTTTTATTTATTAATTATTAATTTACATCCCCATCATCATTGATGGATCTATTTGTGGTTGGTTATTATTATCTTCACTTGGTTCATCTACCACAGTACACTCTGTAAGTAAAACTGTACCTGCAACTGATGCAGCATTTTGTAGTGCTGTTCTAGCTACTTTAGTTGGGTCAATAATACCTGCTTTTTTCATATTAACTATTTCTTCAGCTTTAATGTTAAACCCAGCCCAAGTATCATTACCTGAGTTAACTAAATTATCGGCTAAAATTTGTCCTTTAACTTCATCATAACCAGCATTAACTAATATTTGATTAAAAGGTTTAGCACATGCCTCTACTACAATAGATGCTCCTGTTGTTTTAACTTCTAATCCTGAAGATGCATATAACAATGCAATTCCTCCTCCGGGTACTATTCCTTCTTCAATAGCAGCTTTAGTTGCATGTAATGCATCGTCAACTCTATCTTTTTTCTCTTTCATTTCAGTTTCAGTGTTTCCACCTACATGAATAATAGCTACTCCTCCAACGAATTTCGCAAGTCTTTCTTGTAATTTTTCCGTTTCGAACGGTGTTGTTGCTTTGTCGATTTGTTGTTGTAACTCTTCAATACGTGCTTCAATTGGTTCAATTCCTCCTTTTCCATCTACAATTGTTGTTTGTTCTTTTCCTACAGTTACTGTTCTAGCTTCACCAAACCATTCCCAACTAAATTTATCAAGTTTCATTCCTTTTTGTTTATCAAACACTTGACCACCAGTTGTAATAGCAATATCTTCTAAAACTAATTTTCTACGGTCACCAAAATCAGGTGCTTTTACAGCACACACTTTCATTGTACCTCTCATTTTATTTACAATAAGGGTTGCTAAAGCTTCATTATCAATATCTTCAGCAATAATTAAAAGTGAACGTGCTTGTGTAGAAACATTTTCTAAAATGGGCAATAATTCTTTTACTTGAGTTAATTTTTGGTCTACAATAAGAATAAGGGGGTTATCTAACGTAGCAGTCATACTGCTATTATTTGTAACAAAATAAGGGGATTTATATCCTCTATCAAACTGTAACCCTTCAACAGTTTCTAGATATGTTTCCCCAGTTTTAGATTCTTCAATATGGACAACCCCCTCCATTCCAACTTTTTCAATTGCGGTAGCAATTAACTTACCAGTTTCAGGATCATTATTTGCTGAAATAGTAGCAATT